CCAATCCCTATCGGCCAGCCCGTTTAAAGGCGGCGATCCCGCGGAACTTATCACTCCGACGGTTTCCTTTTACTTTAAAGTTTGGATGATTCGTATTCAGGTAAGGATACGGTCATTCAAATCAGCTACATCTTCATCAGAAATTCTCATATTATCAATTATAGTCATAATTGATAATATTTGAACTTCGTCAATAGTTTCTCTAGAATCCAACATGAGGTCTTTAACAGTCACGGATACTCATCCGCGAGTGATATTGACCACATCTTGGAAACCAGTAAAACTACGATCAATGTTAAGAACGGCACTAAGTTTGTTCGCACCTTTGGCAACTCGGTTGCCATCAGTGTTAGATCCGACTTTATCGTCAGACGAAACATTGTGAAGAAGTGTATTTGATTTGACATAATTATAAGTCGCAGTCTCTTTTAAACATTCGTTTAAAATTGAGTGTCACTTGTAAAGTGCCAAATCGTAACAGTCTTCACTATTAGACCGTCTTCTTACGAAGCCTATATGGTCTCGATAATAACGCCTACGAAAATCTCTTAAAGAGACAGACTGACTCTTTAAGTTCTTTTCATAAGCATTAAAGACCTTATAGCTCTCAGCAGATAATCATCTACTTCCAATATCAATAAGTAAGTCAATGCCATTATCGGAGTATACTCCTTTAACGGCATCGTCTATCTTATTTTTAATAGAAGTATATGATGATCTGTCATCTCTTCAAAGATGATTACTTAAGAGTGCCGATCATTTCAGATAATCGTCACTTTTAGGGTCACTTCCCTGAAGTTTAACTCAAAAGGTCTGTTCACCACCAATGACGAGGCTATCGCCTCATTTTGGTGCTGATTTTCAGAACACTAGTAAGTTAGATGACAGCTGAGATCGGATCGTTGATCCCGGAATAGTGGGCGGACAGTCAGAAGTAAATCCTCTTTCTGAAAGATAAAATTGAAAAAGACTTGCGTCTCTTTTAATTAATCTTAGAGGAATAGGACTTATCTCTTTACCCTTTCGAAATAACCTTTTGGCTATTTCGAGAGAGTGAGTCTTTCCACACGAATAACAGTCAAAAGGGTCATATTTGACCCCAATGTCAGTTAGCGTTTTCCGGTATTCTCTTTCTACTTCGTTATTGAAAATGACTACGTCATCTCCAAGAACTAAGTAGTTAGAGAATTTCTTCTTTCCAACACGTAAGGCTGAAATCCGTATTAAAACATGGTTGGTAATCGCTAGTGCGTCCCATGAGCTGTACAAGCCCATAGGTTGCCCTACCGAGTACCTAATGCTTTTATACGTATTCTTGGACCTCAGGTCAAAATTCCATGTCGTCATTAATTTTAATCAAGATTCGGCAAGTTCATCACTTGACCAAATCTTGGCTAAAACTTTTGACGATATGACAGCTGGAAATCTATCAGTTGCTGATTTAAGATCTGTCGACGTAGGTTG